ATATCAACATCTCAGTCTAGATCCCATTTAAATCAAGTATTGCAGATACTACAATTATTATTTACCGCTCAAACAATTAAAAACTACGAATACGTTAGTTTCTTAGAACACGATGTTTTATATGCAGAGGGATATTTTGATTATAATCATTTTGATGAAGATTATATAATAAACACAAATTATATAGGTATGAGAAAAGAAGGTTTTCAGTCTGTTAGACAAAACGACAAACCAACTAGTCAGATCACAATGAAATTTGATTTTGCTTTGAATCATTTCTTGAAGATATTACCAAATGCATTAATGCGAAACGCTGGCTCCCTAGAGCCACATTGGTCAGATAGCATAAAGTATAGTTTTAAAGTATATAAAGCACTAAATCCAAATATCCATATTAATCATGGAAGACATTTTACATCTCATTTCGATTGTTTTTATCATGACTATCAACAAAATAATGATTACTGGGGTAATATTACAAAATATAACGATTTATTTTTTAGATAGGAAATAGTATGAAAAAATATAAATACAATATTGATGATTATAATTTAGTTGACATCATTAGATGCGCATTTAATATAAATCAATTAGACCAAATACATTCTATTTTAGATACAGATTTGGGTATACCGACCGATCCAAGTCAAGATCAAACTACTATTTTTCACAAAATATTTTATCAGCTATACGAACAAGAAAATTCAGAATTTCTAAAAGTATACAATGACTTTGTTGCATATTTAATCTATAAGCATTTTGAAGATAAGAATATAGTTTATCAGTCTACACCAACATTTAGAGTACAAATTCCTAACAATATAGCTGTTGCAAAGTGGCATAAAGATAAAGCTTATAACCACTCACCTAAAGAAATCAATATATATCTCCCACTAACTAAAGCATTTGACTCTAATACAGTATGGGCTGAAAGCGAAGAAGACAAGGGCGATTATTCTCCAATGAATGCTGAGGTTGGAGAGTATTATATATGGGATGGGGCGAATTTAAATCATGGCAACAAAGAAAACAAAACGGGATTTAGTCGGGTTAGCCTAGACTTTAGACTTATTGATAAAAAGGATTTCGACTATGCTGGAACCAGTGTAACAACTAAGGTTCCCATGAAACTTGGACATTACTGGAAGGAATATAAGGGAAAAGCATGAAAGCTATAATATTCGGAATAACAGGACAAGATGGTAGCCACCTAGCAGATCTACTTCTAGATAAGGGGTACGATGTAATCGGGGTTACTCGACGCTCTAGTGTAGATAATACCCAAAGAATAAAGCATATATTGAATCATTCTAGGTTCCATCTAGTCGAGGGGGACATAACCGATTCTAGTAGTGTTTTGAATATTCTTCGTAATAACGAACATGTAGATGAAGTCTACAACCTCGCCGCTCAGTCTCATGTTGGAACCTCATTCACTCAGCCTTCCCTAACTTGGGATATAACGGGCAAAGGGTGCTTAAATATATTGCAGACTATGGTAGATTTAGAGATGTTTGGCAGTAGGTTTTATCAAGCCTCCTCCAGCGAGATGTTTGGCAGAGCTTACGATACTGACAGGTATGGTACGAAATACCAAGATGAAAATACTAGGTTTTTACCTCAATCCCCTTACGCTGTAGCAAAGTGTGCTTCCCATTACGCTGTTGGCTTATATCGTCAGGCTTATGGGATACATGGAAGTTGCGGCATACTATTTAACCACGAAGGCCCAAGGCGTGGAGATAACTTCGTTACCAAAAAAGTAGTAAATTGGGTAGTTTCTTTCATAGATTGGATACATGACACTAATATTACCAGTACTGAATATATTCAATCTTTAGACAATAATATTGTATATAATGATGTGACCTTTCCTAAGTTGATGTTAGGTAATTTGGACGCTTATAGAGATTGGGGATATGCTGGAGATTACGTAGAAGCTATGTGGCTAATGTTACAGCAAGATGAACCAGATGATTACGTTATATGTACAGAAAATACCTATTCTATTCGTGACTTATTAGATGCCGCTTTTGGCTATTTTGGTATTTATGATTGGAGTAATTATGTTGGAATAGATCCTAAATTCTACAGACCGGCAGAGGTAGATTACTTAAGAGGCAGATCAACAAAGGCTAAAGCTAAACTGGGATGGACACCAAAATATGACTTGAACAGTCTTATTAAGCTTATGATAGAAGAGAAAATTAATGAAAACCTACAGAATAATGCTCGACATATCAAATGTGTTTAGCAGAATAAGACATTTATTTCTTAAATCATATAATAGCCCATTTCCTACTATATTCGTAAACGCAGATGACCCAGATGATGCATGTTTTGTAGTGTTAAACGATCTTATTAAAATTATTATGAAGCAAAATCCATCAATAGACATGAGAATAGCCTGCATAGAAATTAGAAGAAAATCCAGAATAGATAAAATATACGAATTATGAAAAGAAATTACGATGACCCCGCATACGAGAGCTTTAGGAAAGCCGTGTTAAATCGGGACAAAAGAAAGTGTATGATGCCGGGATGTGGGAAAAAGCTATCCTTACAAGTACACCATATTAAAAAGTGGTCTAGAGCCAGCGCATTAAGATATGACGTTTCAAATGGTATAACATTATGTAGGAAGTGCCATGACTCAATAAAGGGTTATGAACACCAATACGAATCATTATTTAGGATTATAGTCGATGACGTATAAAGTTGCTCCACCATTCACTGTTATAAAAGACACCAGAGAGCAGGACGGCTATTTTTTTAGCGAGTTCAATACTTGCGCTGGAATGATAGATCAAAAGCTGGATACTGGTGATTATTCCATACTTGGAATGGAAGACAAAATATGTATAGAAAGAAAGGGTTGCGTTGAGGAACTAGCAGTTAATCTAGGACAAAAGAAACATGCATTCTTAGCTGAAGTAGAGCGAATGACACCATTCCCTCATAAATTTATTGTCTTAGAATTTTCTTTAGAAGACCTCATCAAGTTCCCTGACGAAACAAGAATACCAGTTAAGAACAAGGGAGCTTTGAAGATTACTGGTAAATATATGTTAAAATGTTTGTTTGAATTTCAGCTATATAACAACGTTCAAATATTATTTTGTGGTAATAAATATAATGCTTTTCTTGCAGTCAGTAGTATACTAAAAAGAGTAAATGAAATGTACACAATAGGGAGGAAGAAATGATGGAACCAGAACTATTGAAAGATTTTCATGACTATGGAGCTAATATTGCCACAAGGGAAATATTTCTTCACAATCATTACCATTCTGAAGATAATCAAAATCCCGGCGTTGAATATAGGATGTCTAATACCTTCATTAAGAACTTAAGGGCATTAGATATGAGAAGCAATGCAAATATAACTATTCATTGCCATAGCATTGGTGGCGAATGGGCTGATGGTATGGCGATATATGATGCTATACAGATGTGTAGATCATATGTTACTATTATCATATATGGTCAAGCTGAATCTATGAGTAGTATTTTTATGCAAGCCGCAGATTACAGATATATGACTCCCAATTCTCATTTTATGTCTCATTATGGCTCTGTTGATATTAATACTGATTATTTAAGTGCTATAAGCGAGTCTGACTATCATAGAACTACTGCTGATACTATGTTTAATGTATATGCTGGTAGATGCGTAGAGGGCAAATTCTTCTATGAAAAGTTTGGTAAGAAGCCAAGCGTCAAGCAGGTTCGTCAGTACTTAATAAGAAAGCTAAAGTCTGGAGATTGGTATTTAAACGCAGAACAAGCTGTTTATTATGGTTTTGCTGATTCTATATTACGGAACTGGCATTTCACAGAATGAAAAAAGATAATCTTAAAACAATAGATGAGGCATGGTTAGGATTAGATGTCATAGAAGCTGACATTTTTAATCCTATGTCTATTATTAACCCATCAGATGATGACTTTCATCTTAAGTTGTCTTGGTTAATGAGTAGACCCGAATATCTACCATTTTTATGTCATCAAGTACTTAATATACAGCTTTTACCATCTCAGTCATTAATTATGCATGAGTTGTGGAATAGAAAGTTCCCCATGTTAATTGGTAGTCGAGGTCTTGGTAAGTCGTTCCAGTTAGCCCTTTATTCTATATTAAGAGCTATGTTAATGCCCAAACGAAAGATTGTTATTGTTGGTGCTGCATTTAGACAGTCCAAGGTTTTATTTGAATACATGGAAACTATCTGGCGTAATGCCCCAATGTTAAGAGATATGTGTGATGGCAATAGCGGCCCCACTAGAGATGTTGACAGATGTACTATGAGGATTAATGAGAGTGTTATAACCTGTTTGCCACTAGGTGACGGTCAAAAGATTAGAGGTCAACGCGCTAACGATATCGTTGCAGACGAATTTGCTTCTATTCCTAGAGATATATTCGAAAATGTAGTCGCGGGCTTTGCTGCTGTTAGTGCTGATCCTGTGCAAAATGTTAAGAGAATATCCGCAAGAAAGAAGGCGGCAGAGCTTGGAATAGAAATAGAAACTGAAGAAGAGAATACAGAGATAAAAGATAATCAAATTATTCTTTCTGGTACTGCTTATTATGATTTTAATCATTTTGCTACCTACTGGAAAAAGTGGAAAGCTATTATAAAAAGTCGTGGAAATAGAGCCAAGTTAACCGAAGTATTTAGTGGAGAACAACCCCCAGATACATTTGATTGGCGACAATATTCTATAATAAGAATACCATATGAACTATTACCAGTTGGCTTTATGGATGCTGATCAAGTGGCAAGATCAAAAGCCACAGTACATGCTGGTATTTATCAGATGGAATATGGGGCTTGTTTTACTAGGGATAGTCAGGGCTTCTTTAAAAGATCATTAATAGAGTCTTGCGTTGTTGGTAGTAATGAGAATCCCGTTATGGACTCTAAGGGCGACATTATAAAATTTGAGGCATGTCTTATTGGTGAGACAAATAAAAGATATGTTTTTGGTGTTGACCCCGCATCTGAAGTAGATAATTTTAGTATTGTAGTCTTAGAGATTGGCGGAGATTATCGTAAGATAGTTCATTGCTGGACAACAACAAGACAAGAGCATAAAGAGAAAGTAAAGAAGGGATATGCTAAAGAATCAGATTTCTATGCATATTGTGCGAGAAAAATTAGGGACTTAATGAGACTCTTCCCATGCGTTCATATTTCTATGGATGCTCAAGGTGGTGGTGTTGCAATTATGGAATCGTTACACGACAAAGATAAAATTAAAGATGATGAAATGCCAATTTGGCCTACTATTGATGATGATAAGCCCAAAGATACAGACGGAGAAAGAGGGTTACACATATTAGAAATGTGTCAATTTGCCAGATATGATTGGCTAGCAGAAGCTAATCACGGAATGAGAAAAGATTTTGAAGATAAAGTTTTGTTATTTCCATTTTTTGATTCTATAACACTTGGATTATCAAGCTCTGAAGATGGTTTAAAAAGCAGAATGTTTGACACTTTAGAAGAGTGCGTCATGGATATAGAAGAACTTAAGGATGAATTATCTATGATCCAGATGACCCAAACATCTAATGGTAGAGACAGATGGGACACTCCAGAGGTTATAGTTGGAACTGGTAGAAAAAGTAAAATGAGAAAAGATAGATATTCTGCACTCTTAATGGCTAATATGGCTGGCAGAATAATACACAGGACTCCAACCCCAGAAACCTATCAGTTTTATGGCGGTTTTGCTACTGGTGGTCATGTTCCAGCAAAAGAAGACGAAAAGCTATATATTGGCCCCAGTTGGTTCTCTGATAACATGAAAGATGTGTATTAAAAAGTAGCATTCCGATTACATTCCAATTAAGGAAAAATTATGAGTGAAGAAGACATGATAACTTGGTCAGATGACAATTTTTCTAGCAAATCTAATGCTATGGAGAGGTTGTCCGACAATATCAACTCTTATTCTGGCTTGAATAAATCTACTGGTAGCGATGCTTATAGAACCTTTATAGACATTGAGCCAAATAGGTCAGTAAGACCCGGTTTTAATAAACTTGATTATTACGCATTTAGACAAACCGAGTCTGTACCCACGCAACAACGACGCATTATTAAGATGTGCATGGATGCTTATGATAAAGTTGGCATTATACGAAATATTATTGACTTAATGGGCGATTTCGGAAGTCAAGGGATAAGTATTGTTCACCCCAATAAAACAGTTGAAAAATTCTACCAACAATGGTTTAAGAGTGTAAATGGGAAAGAAAGATCAGAAAGATTCTTAAATAATCTTTACAAAACTGGCAATGTGATTATGTATCGCAGTTATGCCAATGTGACTCCAGAGCTTGAAAAGTACATGAAGTCTCTAGCAAAGGATATTAAGGTTGAAACTCCAAACATTAAGCAGAATCAGATTCCTTGGAGATATAACTTCTTTAGTCCTCTTAGTGTAGAGTTAAAAGATGGTAAGTTAGCACTGTTCATGGGTATCTCAAATTATACCTTGAGTGCTGGAACATTCTTAGATACTTTTCAGTCAGGCTCACTTCCCAACGATGTTCTTGATAGCTTGCCAACTGATATTAAGAAGGCATTGCTAAACAAAGAAAAAAGAATCCCACTTGATTCAGAAAGACTTTGCGTTTTTCATTATAAGAAAGATGATTGGCAGATGTGGGCAAATCCCATGATCTATGCTATCCTAGATGATATTATTATGTTAGAAAAAATGAGATTAGCAGATATGTCCGCTTTGGATGGTGCTATATCTAATATTCGTCTATGGACACTTGGCAATCTTGAGCATAAAATTTTACCCAACAAAACAGCTATTAATAAATTACGAGATATTCTATCCAGTAATGTTGGTGGTGGCACGATGGAATTAGTTTGGGGGCCAGAACTATCCTTCAAAGAATCTAGCAGTGAAGTATACAAATTCCTTGGTTCTGAAAAATATACTTCGGTACTCAATAGTATATATGCTGGGTTGGGTGTTCCTCCAACATTAACTGGTATGGCTACTGGCGGTGGCGGCTTTACTAATAACTTCATTTCGCTCAAAACTCTAGTAGAAAGACTTCAGTATGGTAGAGATCAGTTAACTAGATTTTGGGAAAAAGAAATTGAAATGGTTAGACAGGCTATGGGTTTTAGATACAAAGCCTATATTCAGTTTGATCAAATGACTTTATCAGACGAAGCCGCAGAGAAAGCTCTTCTATTACAACTTGTGGATAGAGATATCATCAGTCAAGAGACTGTTCTTGAAAGATTTAAGGAGATTCCTCAGATCGAAAAGATTAGACTACAAAGAGAATTTGACGAGAGGCAGGGCGAAGATACTCCAGATAAAGCTGGACCATTCCATAATGCTAATCATAAAATGGATCTTGAAAAGATTGCTTTACAAGGAGGAAAAGTTAATCCACAGGATGTTGGTTTAAAGACCAGTGTTCCAAAAGATATCTTGATGCCAAAACCAGTAGCACCCGGTGGAGGTCTTCCTAATGCGCCTAAACCTAGCAATCCAAACGGCAGACCACAATTTAAAAAAGATAATGGACCAAGAAAGCAAAGAGTAGCAACGCCAAAAAAGAAACCGGGAGTAGCTGAATTTGTATATTGGGCAGAAGAAAGTTGGAAAGAAATCTCAGACGTTCTTACTGACGCATATCTAAATTCTAAATCTAAAAAGAACTTAAGGCAGCTAACAAAGTCAGAAGTAAAAGAGCTTGAAAAATTAAAAGTAGATGTTCTAACTAATGTAGATATAATGTCTGAAGTAAATGCTACTTCAATAAGAG